ACGACGACGACAACGACGACCACCACCTCTCCGAACACGATCACGGTCGTCAAGGAATAATGTTTTAACATATGCAGATAGTTTTAAATTTTTCAGTACATGATCTTTGCTTTCGTCCAAGATCTTCGATGAAAGCAAACATTGTGTACTGGAATCAATTCACATTGTCAGTTTTAAATTTTCAGTACACGATCTTTGCTTTCGTCCAAGATCTTCGATGAAAGCAAAGATTGAGTATTAAAGTCAATTTTTTCGAAACACCATTACAATCTCGAAACACATGTGCGATTCGTTGAAATGAATCACAACGAATCTTTGCAAAACTTTTTAAAATTGTCGTTTCCTTGACATCTACGCCACTTTCGAGTAAATGCGCATCGAAAAATATTTTTACACAAATTTTGCAAACTCGTCTTCATCGAAGTCGATATACGTGTCGAGGTTGTAGAGTAAATTAAAATATAGAACCCAAGATTCTGGTGTTGGAAAAATTTTGTGCAGAATTTTGCAAATCCATCTTCGTCGAAACCAACGTCAATTTCGAGATCGTTCAGCTATATATCAATTTTTTTTACAAAATACATCTTCATCGAAACCGACACCAATTTCCAGATCGCGAACCAACAGTGTTGCGGGCTGTGACGGTTTCAAAAAAGTTTGCACAAGATTCACAAATTTGTTTTCATCGAAATTGATGCGCATTTCAAGATCGTCGTATTCAAAGTGTGTTTGAATGGAAATTTTATAAAGATGATGCAATAGTCAAGAGAATGATCTCATCCGACATGACATCATATTTTCAATACTCGATCTTTGCTTTCGTCGAGAATCTTCACTGAAAGCAAAGATCGTGTATTAAAAATTTAGCATAGCGACAGAATGACGCAATTTGATAATGACGCAAATTGTCGTGTGACAAACAAATGAGGTCAACAGGATGTGTGGTGTGAGGCCGATAAACTCGTGACAAACAAATGACTCATAATGACGCAATTTAAAAAAATATGACGCAATACTTGATTCCAGTACACGATCTTTGCTTTCGTCGAGAATCGTTGATGAAAGCAAACATCATGTACTGGAATCGAATTTCAGTGCTAGAATTAAAATTTCATAGCCAATGTTTGCTTTCATCGAAGATCTTGGACGAAAGCAAAGATCGAGTACTACTGGAATTTTTTAGTACTTGATCTTGGATTTCATCAAAGATCTTGGACGAAAGCAAAGATCGTGTATTGAAATTTTTAGGCTGATGCAATATCAAAAACAAATTTTATCATCGTCGTCATTTATTCACAATCCATAGTTTCGTAAGGTACGGTGTCGACGTCGTCGCTACATTCGTAGTTGTAGTACGTCAATAGTTCGCGAATGGAGGAGAATCCGGTGAGGTCGCGCATCATCATCAGCGAGACGATCCTCCACGACGACACTCCTAGATACGTATAGTAGAGTTCGACGAAACTGATCACCCCCATCTCGCTGTTGAGGAAATTCACATAGTCGTCGTAGTGCTCCTTGGGATTTTTGTTGAAAATGTACTTTTTGTGAAAGTCGCAGCGCAACGTTTCGTCGTTGTGGTAGCACAGTCGGCACGAACTCATCTTTTCCGTTTGCAAAAGATTGAGGTAGTCGCGCGCCACGTCCGAGATGTCTATAGTTTCGTTGATGTCGAAGTTTTCATCCTTTTTGCGCTGCAGGAGCAGACCGTTGCGGCCGAGGTGCTGTATCACGTCGCCCAACCTCGGTGGTGGTTCGGCGGCGCCGGCGTCGGGGGACTGCTGCTGCTGCTGCTGATTGACCCGATCGATGAGGGCCTGTAGATCGGCCGTGAATTGTTGTGCTTCCATTTTTGCGCTAGCGTCTTAATATACGACACGACACAACGACGACGCGACTTTTTTAAGAGGTAAAGGAGGAATAAATAAGCCATGCAGATTTTTGTAAAAACTCTGACCGGCAAAACGGTGACCGTCGAGGTCGAGAGCACGGACACCGTCGAACAGCTCAAACAAAAAATCACGGACAAGGAGGGCATACCTCCCGATCAGCAGCGTCTCATCTACGCTGGAAAACAGCTCGAGGATTCTCGCACGATGAGCGATTACAACATTCAAAAAGAATCTACGATCCATTTGGTGTTGAGACTACGCGGAGGTAGATGGTGATGATCATGATCACTCAAACCCGCCTCAACGGAATCCACGAAGCCGTCGTGTTGGAGGGAGAGCTCAAAGATTGCACGGCGGCTCTGATCACGCCGCCCGCTCATCACCATCGTCGTCGTCTCATATACAACGGCCTGGTATTGGAAGCGATCATCCTTCGGCACGATGGACCCCATATAGACTTGATATTGTTAGAGTAGTTTTCGATATTGTATTAGAGTAGTTTAAAAATAAAAAACTTTGTATGAATATTGTACATTTATTGTGAAAATAAAAAAATTTTTACAACACCAACGATTTTTTGTATCCCATCAGTACCGGGTACACGACGTTGAGAATGTAGCCTTGAATCTTTTTGGTGTATAGAAAACAGTCGAGCAGCGCGACGACTTGATGCGGTCTCAGAAATTTCAATTTTCTCATCTTGTTTACAATCCTGCGACGACCCTTCTTTTCGGCGACGCCGGCTAGATTCATGATCTCGCGACGGTCGAAATAGAAATGTTTCAAGTCAAAGTATACATTGATAAAATCGCCAGTCAGAGGGTATTCAAAGGCAAACATTATGTTGTGACGAGGATTGGATAAAAACTAAACATTTTTTGAGACAAATTTTATTTTAAAAAATTTCAACTGTATGACATTTGAGTGTCGTCGGTCTGATCGTCTTCCATCGCGACGACGACGGGAGCGCGTATCTTCTTGGCAGCGACCGCTCCCTTCTTTACGGGCTTGGTGCGTTTTCTCTTGTTGGGAGCAGCACCGACGGTGGTAGTTGCGGTGGTGATGATAGTTGAGGTCTTGTCGTTGTCGTTTACCAAGTTTTCAACTGCTTTACTATTTTTCGAGTTGGTAGTGGTGGTGTTGTTGTTGTTGTTGTTTTTGAGCAACTTCAACGCCGCTCCTATAGATTGATCGTACTTGGAGAGAATATTCTTAAAAACGGAGATTCCTTCCTCGAGCGTTTGGCGGTTGAGTTTTTCGAGACTCGAATCGCTAGCATCGCTCTTGTTCAGTTTGATGTCGTAGATGAAACTCGACGAGGGCGCAGCGCTATGGACAAACGTGTGCGTGGCAATCTTGTAAAACTCGTCGTACAGCTTGTGACGATGAAAGACACCGTTTTCGGCGTCGACATTAGCATTGTTCGCGCCATCCTTTTTCTTGTCCGTTTCCGTCTCCTTTGTCGTGATCGACTTGCCCACCTTTTCCATAAAATCAAATATGTCCACAAAGGGTTTGGCCAAGAGTTGGGTTTTGATGAGATTCCACATCGTGTGGCTGTTCGGCCACGACGCGCTACGGTTTTTCGTGTACCAGCTATTGAAGAGAATATACTTGTTGTTGCTGATCGATTTCTTGTTGCGTTTCCCATTCTTTTTGTCGACCATGATGACGATGGCAAAGGTGATTTCGAGGCCGTCCTCTCCGCACATGGGCATCGGGATGATCTTGTATTTGATTTTTTTCTTTTCGAGCGTATTGATGACCGCGGTTACGTGTTCCATGTGCGCCTTGTCGCAGAGGATGTTGCCTCCTCCGAAATTGTTGTAAATTTCAGTTAGAGCGTTCGTGGTGGTCGACGACGTGGTGGTGGTGGTGGTGGTGGTCATATTTACTGATGGCAGCTTTGTATTCGGTTTCAAGAGATGTTATTAAATTGAAAACTTTATTGATTTTTCTAATGTGATAAGAGAGTCGCTTGCAGTGTGGTTGCTCGCCGCCAACAGTAATGAGCGCTTTGTCAATATTTGCCCTTATATATTCGAGGTGTTCTTGAAAGCCAGACTCGAAAATGTGCGCCAAAACGTTGGACACGTCGCCCTCGTGTTTGCGCTTATTGATCGTTTCCCTGACATAGGCGTAGACGTCGGTGCGCGTTAAACAACATTGATGATTTTCTTTAAATCCTTTGTGGACACCAGCAGGGTATTGTGATGATGATGATGATTTTTGCTGCCGCCGTTGCTGCTGCTGTTGTTGCTGCGTTCGTTTATCCATGTGTGATAGAAATTGAACGTGTCCAGTTTTAGGGTCAATAAAAAAAATTTGTTTAAATTCTGTCGATCGAACTTGGACTTGACGCTCTTGACGAATTCGAAAAACTCCAAGTAGTTGCTCGAATCGTATGTCGTTAGCTGCTTTTCGTTCATATACTGAAAGTAATCTTGTAACGGCAGAATATATAGATGTCGAGGAATTTCGTTATTATATCTGCGAACCTCCAAATTGAACTTGTAATCGTTGGGTTTGTCGCAATTCAACTTTACGCAATACGTGTTCGGCTCTCGAGACACGTGATGCAACAGACCCTTGACGACGCCCACGTATATGGCGTACTTGTACGTGACGCCCGCGTCGTTCCACTGCAAAACGAACGGCACGCGAAACACCCATGCGCTCTCGAAGAACGTGCCCGTCTCCTCGATAAACTCCCTCACCGCCGTCTCGTAGTCGAATATGTCGCGGCCGTCTCGCTTGCCGCGCGGTATCGAAATCTTTTCCAAAAAGTTTACGTGCTCCAGCTGCGCGGGGTCGACGTAAGCGACGTTGCTGTCGTACGAACGGCGCGCACACAGCAACACCGCTTTGTCCGCCTCCAAGATCATAAACAAACCGGCGCAACGCATGATAAAATAAAATAAACTGTTGTACAGATAAATATATCATTTATTTTATATAGAATCATTGTACAATAACTTATAATCAAACGGACGTTTCGAGTTGGCCGTGCAAATTTCTAAACGCTGTCAATCGAGCGTCGATCCTTTTACACAATTCGCGCGTATGATTTATCTTATGCAGCAAGTAGTTCAAGCACGACGAGTCCCTGTGCAGGTTTATGTCGACGACGTCGATAAACGCCTTGACGTAATCGTTTTTGAAAGACTTCAAATAATGGCCATAGTGCTTCATCTTCATTTGCTTCAGATGCTTGACCATGTACACGCACGTCTTTATGAGGACATGGTCAAAGTCGGGCTGCGTGTCGTTCTTGTCGCTGTCCACGTAATTCATGAGCATAAACTCTAGCTCGTTGCGAATGTGACGCGATATCAAATCGTCCACACTCGTCGTGTCCTTGTGCTTCATGACGTTTTCGAGACGGTCCAGCGACTTTTTCACATTGTCCAGGGTGCAGACGAAAATGTCCAGATCGGGAATCTTTTCGTCAAAGTCCACATAGTGCTGAAGCAAGAGGGTTTGCTTGTTCACGAACCTCAAGTCTTTGAGAACGCTGTCGAGAGCTAGGCACACCGATCCGCTGTCCGATCCGCTGTCCATGATGTCTAGTGTTTGACTGATGTCGATGCCGTCTTCGGCGACGGTTTATATACTAAATTAACTGTGACGTATAATGCAATAAAAATTCAAATTTATTGATAAAAATAATCTTTATTGTTCAATCGTTAATTATTAGTCCAAGATAATGGTAATCGGGCGCTGACGATGCTTTTGCTTCTGCTGCTGCGATGGTGGTGTTGGGGGCGGCTGCGGCACGACAACGGTAGAAGGCTGCTGTTGATCTTGATGATGATGATAATGGGGACGGTGCGAAAGAGTTGTTGGAGGTTGAAAAACAATAGAAGGATTGGGCAGCTGCTGCTGTTTCTGCATGTAAATGAGCGCGCCGATGGCGTCCACTTCGTGAATGTGTATGTAGATCTTGTTGCAGAGACGTCGCAGGAACAGCAGTTGATTCGTCATATAGGAAAACATCTGGCTCGGGCGCACGACGCTAGCGTTTACGATGCTCACGAAGGTCAGCACGTAGTCGAATTTGTTCATCTTCAAGTAGGAGGAAACGTTGGTGGCGTCGAAGGCGTCGTTGGTTTGCAGAATGTACTGGCACGTCTTGATGTTGTTGTACTGCTGATCGCCGTTGATCTGCTCCGCAAAGTTCTTCATCATAATCTTCAGCTCGCTGGTTATCTTTTCGCTGATCATGTTGTTGACGGTCATGTCCCTCTTGTCCAGATCGTTCTCCGCGTAATTGATCAAATAGTCGACATCGTACTGGGCCACCTTGAGGCTGCAGAGGAGGTCGCTCAGGTCGGGCAGAGTCATCTCAAAGTCCATGTAAGCGCGGGCTCTCATCACGGACCGGTGAATCTTTCGCACGTCAAAGGCGACGCTGTCGATGGCCACGCACAATGTTCCCGTGTTCATTTTTTTTCAAGTGTTTAGTAGTAGTTTAGGCAATGGTGACACTTTCACTGATATCGATGCAGTTTTCTCCGCCGTTTATATACTTGATACGTTTTCGATAACATTTTGATAATTGCTATTAATCTTCAAGATTTACAATTCTTTGTCCGTAATGTGTCCCCATTTTCATTCGTTTGCCTTTGATAAAATCTATTTTAATTTCATTATCGTTATTTATGACACGTGACTGTGCGGCGGCTCGTTTTATCGAATTGAGTCGCCTCGTCGACAGCTCGAGCGGATTGTAGATTTGGGATTTTTCCAGAGTAAACGAGTTCAAGTGGCCGTTGTTGTGCCATTCGAGCGACACGATCAGGTTTAAAAGGAATATGATCTCATAGTCTCTATACTCGAACACAAACTTGTTACACAGGCAGTAATAATACATTTTCAAAGAATTGTATAGATAAAACATGTAGTTGTTTTGTTTCAAATAAAATTCCACGTCGGTGACAAACAGTATGTTTATCAGTTTATCCTCTATTAACCTCGATAGCTTTATCAGATACTGGAGCGAGTTTTTGTCCTCGTCGACGTGGATGGCGCATACCGTTTCGATGTGCACGTTGTGCACCAGCGTAAACTGTTCGTCGAGACATTTTTTCACCGTGTCGCAGTTGACGGGGTCGATTTCGAGGACGATGTACTTGTGCGCGCTTCGGTGACGTTTTATCACGTCCGAAATGGAGGTAATGTTTCCTATGAGTTTTTCAAAGGCTTTACTGTTCCAACCGCGACCCGGCACCGCCTCGACGGCCTTCGTATTGTCCGAGTCCTGCTGGTGCTTGAAATCCAAACCGCTCTGTATCAGCTTTGTCGTGATCCGTATGCTCAGCTGTTGGCCGAGAGTGTAGTGATTTTCGTAGCCGCGCTCCCACATCACGTTGCACGCGAACGCGATCAACTTTGAAACGTCGCGCTGCACGAGCATCTTTTTCAGACGAACCACGTCGCCCTTGCACCATCGATCGTGCACGAGGAGTTTGAATATGCGCTTGTCGTGATCGGACATGGAGGGCCGCGTCGCGTCCACGTAGCAGCTCAAATCTTTCGGGGTAGCTGTAAGGATATAGTCGAGGTCGAAATAGACACACGACTGCTGCAATATCACGAACCCCTCGTCGTCCACTTCGATAGCGTTGTCGAGGACGTAGCGCGTTTCGGTGGGATCATAGTTTTCGTCGTTGGCGTACAGCAGGTAGAGGGCCAGGGAATCGGCCAAATATTTGCAACACTGCGGCAAAGGCTGCGACCGGGTCACGTGAAAACGTGCAAATGTCATGATCGCCGTCGGACGACTATTTGAGTTATAAGTTGAATACAGAATATGGTTGCCGTGTGGTTACTCGTCGTGATAGTCGTCATCGTCGCGATCGTGCTATACTTCAACAATCAAACCAACAACAACAACGACTTTAGAAATCCCAACAGCGACAGTAGCAGCGACGAAATCGATCATCCCGATGTCGTCGATCTCGAAAGTTTTGAACGATTCTACCGGTCCACTGTGTGGGAAACGCGAAAACTTCGAACCGACTACGACGATGCCGACATT